GCTGCACGTTGCGCACTCTTCTGAAATGCACCACCAATTAAACTACCTATAATACCGGCACCGCCTGATATTACTTCACCTAGTGGAAATCCTCCTGCCATAACATAAAATTTTTAAATGAAACAAAACCCCCACAAAGGGGGGAAAAAATACAAAATTATGGATGGTTATTTGTAGGTGTAGGCTCGGTAGGTGTAGGCTCGGTAGGCTCTACAGGTTCTATCGGCTTGTTCCTATCTTCGTAATCCTTTATCAATTCATCAACCAATGACTTATATTTTGCCATTTCAACGGCATCTCCTGCGTAACGTGACGGGATAAGCGCCATTATTTCCTCATCTGACAAATCTTTCGGAGTTCCTTTACCAAAATGTACCGATAAATTCGACAAAATTAAGTCCTTTTCCTGCTTAGATACATCTTCAGAGAATAGGCGAACGAGGTCACTATCTCGAAAGCCTGTTACAGGATTGATAGGGCATAACTGTTCTATTATTATTGTATCTGCTGTAACAACACTATTCGGTGTGCCGTTCACAAAACGTGGATACTCATTAAAGGCTATAACTTCAATACTTTGTGCCTTTTGTATTATTAAATTACGTACATTCATACTATACTAATGATTGGTTATTAACTGCCATTGGGCGTACTGCTTTAACGTCAAAGTAACTATTAACCAGGAATTGGTCAGTATCTGATTTTCCGTTGTATCTCAACCCAAATATTGGGTATAATACGTTCGGGTCAATGAGCAGGTCTGGAACTGTCAAACCTTTCTTATTCTTAGTGTAATTATTACGTGGCGTTGTCCAACTGTTTAGGCTTCCGCCTGTCATAAACTCGTTATATAACATATCTCTTGAAGTCTTATACTCGCTAAAACGTGGTGTATAACCTAAGATATCGTTACCAAATTCCAACGGCTTGGTAGGACTACCACCGAAACAAACATCACTTTGTATTAATGGCTGATAGCCTAAATTTTCAAACTCTGGTTGAAAGTAATCTTCACGCTTGAATTTACGGTTAAATGGGTCAAATTGGCGCGCATCGTAATCAACTTGTGGCGATATACTATAAATACAGAATATCATACCGTGCTCTTTAGCTTCAAAGTCAATTCTACCACTTGACATTGTACCAATACCTTTACCGAATACTTGACCTACAACGCTACCTGTTTTTGTTGTGCCATCAATAGAACTGTTGGCAGTACTCATTACTTCGTTTATTACAATAGTATTATCAACACCACCAATGAATTGAGCAACGTCTCTTCTACTTTCAGGAACTTTAAAGCCATAATGTGCTGCTATCTGGTTGCTATAGTCCAAACCGTTGGCTGCTCTCGTTCTTTCTAACATCTTTTCTAATGCAAACATTGCTCGTATATCGCTTGTTGATATTATACCAGAAGATGCAGCGCTCACACCGTCATTGCTCTTATTGATATTTGCATTGCTATTTGTGTAATTAGGCAGATTGAAAATACCTTCATTGTATGATGCGGTAGGGTAAACGCCTGTATAGAAATCTTTAGTCCAATGTCTGTAACGTAATTGGCAACACTGATATATTTCAGCAGCTGACAAATTAAGCTTAACGTTACTGTTACACCAATCTACGTTAAATGTATATGGCACTGGCTTTTCCCAAAGCTGATTACGGTAAAAGTCGTTATAAATACGTTGATAACCAAGCAGCCTAAATGGGTTTGCCAAATTGTGAGGAATAAAATAAGTTAATGCTTTCGCCATTGGGTCTAAATCTGCAGGTGCTTTTTCGAATATTTCGGGATAAAATACACGTCCTTTATCATCAATTCCATAGCCTAACATATGAAGCAAACGAAATGCACCATAAGTATAGGAATATCCCAAAGCATCTTTCTCACTTAAATTAAGTTTTCCAAACTCTACTTTTGACTTTTCGATTTTTTCCGAAAAATCTACACCGCCTGTCTTAAATAGCATTCCAGGCACACGAGTTAAAGAAGTAGCTTCTTTTGACAATTCAGCATCTTTAGATATTAATAAACGGTGCAACTCATCTAAATAAAATGACGGCATAGAAGAGGGTACAAAATTGCCTTCGTCTCCTTTCAATTGATTTAGAAAACTTGGACGGTCAAACATTCTATCGCCATTCGTTACGCCTGTAAAGAACTTATCAGAGTGCTGCCACAAAGCACGATAAGGCACAAAAAAGAAATGGTAATACTCTTTACAGCGTGCAAATGCTGCAGTATTAAGTGGTTGCGTACGAACAAAATCATCTACCTTGAAACTAAACTTTTCGGTAGGATTACATTCCCATACACCAATAGGGAGCAACGCACCAGCTGGAGCACTGAAAACTTTACGGCTCGAAAGGTCATAACCGTTTCGGCTCAAATTTGGATGTGGACTTGGTAATTTAAATAATCCCATAATTAACTAATTTTTAAAGTATTCAACAATTCGTTTTTAACTTTCACTTTCAAACTATCTTCGTGTATCTTTTTATGTAAATCTAAATTGTGAAGATAGAATGATGATGTATTTTGATGTAGCGAATAAACTACATCGTGATTTAATTGATGTGCATCAGGTCCATAATATCCATTATATTTATATAACTTTTTTCTTATAAACTCATCGTTTAATCCATAACTATTTAATATATAATTTAGCTTTGTTTTCTTAAATTCATTATAAGTATATGGTAAACGTTCAAATAGCGTTAGGTCAAAATCCATTAAGTGGTATAATGGCATATTATACTTATCCACATAATCAATTTGATACTCATACATTTGTCGGAGTTGATATTGTACTTTTCTATCATAATGAGAAAGTAACAAATCCACATAACGCTCTGGAGTAGAGTTATATTTTTCGCAAAAATGCTTACAAGCATACATACAGTGAATATCAACTGCACTATCAAAATGACTATGTATAATGTCAGATAACTCTTTTCCATCTATTTTATACTCGGTAGCAACATCGTATGCAAACGCATAAACTCGTAATTTTTCAGCACGAGAGTTAAAGCGATATTCCCTACATTTCGGGAAGTATCTATTTTCAAGAGGTAGGGGAGGAACGACAAATACAGAAGTTTGTTTTTTAGTGTCATATTCAATATGTCCATAATTTCCGTTAATGACTTCTTCCTGAAATCTCTTTCCGTCTTCTTCCGTATAGCCAATAATTGGAGCTTTACTTTGAAGATGGAAGAGCCTTGTACTTTTAAACTGTAAAATCTCTGGCAAATGAGCAGAGCCAGCAACGTATTTCGCCACATATTGGGGTGCGCTTGAGTTGACAAACTGGAAGTCGATAAAACCAAGCGACCAACTTTTAAGTAGCAACTGTTCAAATATCTTTGAGAGTGTCTCACTGTCAAACCAGATGATGGCATGATAATGCGGACGAAGCGTTTCAGGTCCATATTCACCGCAGAAGAAGTAACGTATTTTTCCATTTTCATATATATTGTTTGTTTTAAAATAATAATCTATTGCAGAACGTAAACGCTTAAGGAATCTAACAACGTCTTGTTTGCACAAATGAGGTACGCAGTTATGGTCTAATTCTTCACAATGTGTTACAGGGTGAAAAGGGTAATTTCCTACAATTTCATCGTCAATATCAAGTCTATTAGAATTCCATATATAATTATTTTCTTCATCTATATAAGTAGGTTGATAATATGGCAAGTGGTCATTATCATAAGTTAGAGTAATAAATGCGCTGTAACGATGCAATGTACACTCTTTCTCTATTCTATCCTGCCAATTCTTAACACGGATATTCAAGCAAGTGTTACAAGTGCGACAAGCAGCGTAAACAACCTCATCTGTGTAAGGGTTAATTATGCGCCTGGGATTCTCACAGCAACAAATATTACTCATACTCAATACACTTATGAAAAAACTACTTCTTTTTCTTACGTGGGTTAATGAATAACCCTAATACAAATGTAATTGCACCTACTATTAAGTTCATTACGGTGTTTGTCTCTTCTGGTGTCATCTGCATAACGTTTAAAATTTATATATTAATATTATGATTAATGGGGGTCATATTCTACGTGGATATGGTCTTTTTCAACGACAATATCGTAATTTTTATCGTGATTATTTTTAAACCAAATAACCAACATATTTATTTCCTGAGCACTCAAATGATATGTACGTATATCAATAGCATAACCGCTATAATGTTTGCTATTTTTCATATGCTTGCCATCTGTACAAGATGTTATTACAAGTGGCTTACCTATACGAAGATGAAAATAACAATTAAGAATAGCTATTAATGTAATAGTTTCTTTCTTAATTCCATCAACTGAAACGCCATCTTTAAATTGTACCATAATTGTATATTTTAGATTAATAATTGATTTACGATTGCAAATATACTAAAACGCAATATAATCAGCATTATGATAAATATAACAATTAGCTAATTATTATTGAAATATTCTACCCAATCACAGTTTGCTATAAATAAAAACACTCTATTAAGCAGCAGACCATATTCTAACTTATTTGAAGAAACGTAAGATTATATTTTCCATATATTATTAAAATAATAAATCTGCTATTTTATAGCAAATGTAAAGCACATTATCTATTTTTTGTGCTAATAGTTTGTTTCTTCAGCAATTTATTATTATATTTGCACTGACGAAAAAAGATTTAAATATTTACATAATCATTATGGCTGAGAAAAGAGTCTACACTTTCGGCAACGGAAAGGCCGAAGGGAAAGCTGACATGAGGAATTTGTTAGGTGGCAAGGGAGCCAATCTCGCAGAAATGAATTTAATCGGTGTTCCTGTTCCTCCAGGATTTACAATTACAACCGATGTTTGTAACGAATATTTTGAAAAAGGTAAAGAAGCAGTTGTTGAAGCTTTAACTTCAGAGGTAACAAAAAGCGTTAAGCACATTGAAGATTTAATGAATTCAAAATTCGGTGATCCATCAAACCCATTATTGGTAAGTGTTCGTTCTGGAGCACGTGCCTCTATGCCTGGTATGATGGATACTATCTTGAATCTCGGCTTGAACGATGATGTTGTAGAAGGTCTTGCAAGGAAGACTGGCAACGAACGTTTTGCTTACGATAGTTATCGCCGCTTTGTACAAATGTATGGAGATGTTGTTTTAGGCATGAAACCTGAAAACAAGGAAGATATTGATCCATTT